CAAGCTCAACAACCAGTTCAACAACCTACTGCTAAGCCAGCCATGAAGAGTGGTGGTATGATGAAGAAAAAAGGTTACGCTAAAGGTGGTAAAGTTATGACGTACAACTTAGGTGGTATGGTCAAAGAGCAGCGTGACAACCGTAAGAAAAAGAAATAACAAATGCCAATAAAAAAAGTAAAGGGTGGCTACAAATGGGGTACAAAAGGTAAGGTGTACCCTACTCGTGCTCAAGCTGAAAAGCAAGCACGTGCTGCCTATGCCAGTGGCTATAAAAAGAAAAACAAAAAGTAAATGGTAGCACTTTCATATAATACAGCAACAGAAAGTATTGCAGTTACAGCCACTTCAGGTGGAGCAAGTAGTAATGTTCTATACACTTGCCCTAATAACTTTGATGCTGTAGTTACTTTTCTTCACGTAAGTAACGGCGGTTCATCTACAGATAATATTTCTATACAGTGGTATCACAAAGAAGATGATGCGTACTACACCATAGTAAATAGCAAATCTGTTTCTGGTAATGATGTTTACAATATGATTACATCTGATAGGTTGTATCTACATGCAGGTGACAAAATAACTGTCTTTAATGGTGGTGGTACTATGGGTGTTACAATATCTGTAGAAGAACATTATAATCCTAATAGGCTTTAACTGCATAGCGGGGTTGCAATCTTATCTGTATTATGTTATAACTAAATATGATATAACTATCTCCATAGCACACAAACAAAAAGGAGATAGTGCAATGAAATGGCTAAACAACATGTGGGAAGGCTACAAACTAAGTCAACAAAGACGTGTAGCATACTGGCAACTTCAGAACCTGTCAGACAAAGATCTAAAAGATATGGGTATCCACAGATCAGAAATCTACAGAGTAGCATACGGAAAGTAAAATGACTAAAAGACAACTTACAGAAAAACAACAGGCTTTCATGTCAGTACTCTTTGAAGAGGCTGGTGGTGATGTAGTTGTCGCTAAACGTTTAGCTGGGTACAGTGACAACTCACCAACAACGACAATAGTGGAGGCTTTAAAAGATGAAATATTTGAGGCAACTAAGTCGTACATGTCAAGGATTGGTCCTAAGGCTGCAATTGCATATGCCAGTGCTTTGGACGATCCTACCCAGCTAGGTATTAAAGAAAAGATGATGGCTGCAGGTCAGATACTTGATCGTGCAGGTGTAGTTAAAACGGAGAGGGTGGCAGTAGAGTCAACGGGTGGGTTGTTCATACTTCCCCCTAAGAACGTTGATGATACTGAAGATTCGTAAAGAAAGACCTCTTCAGAACGAATACTGGATGCTGCCTAGAGTACCGTTTAAGGTAAAGCTATGGTTACGCATCCCAAGAATAAGTAGATACGTTCCGTTTGGTTACGAGATAGACCCTGAAGATGATGAGTGGTTAAACCCCATACCAAAGGAGTTAGAGCTTTTAGAGTTAGCTAAGAAACATCTGAAGCAGTATAGCTTACGCCAAGTCTCAGCTTGGCTAACTACACAGTCAGGTAGAGAGATAACTCACGATGGCCTAAGAAAACGTATAGATGTCGAAAGAAAAAGAAAGCACCTTACTTCAATTAAACGTGAGTACGCCAGAAGGCTCCAGAAGACGCTACAACAGATCGAAGCGCTCGAAAAAAACTACACAGGAACCTACACCTACGACGACGAAGGTGACGACACCGACGAAAGCTGTACAGCCAGCCATAGTCAAGCCTCCTGAGTATAACGTTGAAGAATCACAGAACATTGTCTTTAGGCCTAACCCTGGTCCTCAAACACAATATCTAGCTTCAAGTGAACGTGAGGTTCTATATGGTGGAGCAGCAGGTGGTGGTAAGTCATACGCAACACTAGCTGATCCTTTACGTAACATGAACCATCCAGACTTTAGTGGTCTGCTTGTTCGACACACAACAGAAGAACTTAGGGAACTCATACAGAAAAGCCAAGAGTTGTACCCTAAAGCTATACCTGGAATAAAGTGGTCTGAGCGTAAGAGCCAATGGACTACACCAAGAGGCGGCACACTCTGGATGTCGTACTTGGACAGAGACACAGACGTTATGCGCTACCAAGGTCAGGCGTTTAACTACGTAGCATTTGACGAACTTACTCAGTGGTCTTCTAGTTTTGCTTGGGACTATATGAGATCCAGATTACGTAGTGCAAACAAAGACTTAGGTTTGTACATGAGAGCTACTACAAACCCAGGTGGGATAGGACATGCTTGGGTTAAGAAGATGTTCATTGACCCATCGCCACCTAATACGGCTTTTTGGGCAACGGACATAGAGTCTGGTGAGGTATTACGCTTCCCCTCAGGTCATAGTAAAGCTGGTCAACCCCTGTTCAAGCGAAGGTTTATACCCGCCAGCCTCTTCGATAACCCGTACTTAGCTGAAAGTGGTGACTACGAAGCTATGCTTTTGTCACTACCAGAGCATCAACGTAAGCAACTACTAGAAGGTAATTGGGATGTCAACGAAGGTGCTGCCTTTCCTGAATGGAACAGAGCAATACATGTCGTTGACCCTTTTAAAATTCCCGCAAGTTGGACTAAGTTTAGAGCTTGCGACTACGGCTACGGAAGTTTCACAGGCGTTGTATGGTTTGCTGTCACACCCAATGAGCAGCTTATTGTATACAGAGAGTTATATTGTTCTAAAGTTACAGCTACTGATTTAGCGGATATGATACTTGAAGCTGAAAAAGAAGATGGCAGCATAAGGTACGGCGTGTTGGATAGCTCCCTGTGGCACAAAAGAGGTGACACTGGCCCTTCCTTGGCAGAGCAAATGAACGCAAAGGGATGCAGGTGGAGGCCTTCAGACCGTTCAAGAGGCTCAAGGGTCGCAGGTAAAAACGAGCTTCACCGCCGCTTGCAAGTTGATGAGTACACTGAGGAGCCAAGGCTAGTGTTCTTTTCGACTTGCACACACTGTGTAGCCCAGATACCTGGTATACCTTTGGATAAAAGAAATCCAGAAGATGTAGATACCAATGCTGAAGATCACTTGTACGATGCTATCAGATACGGTATAATGACAAGACCAAGAAGTTCTTTATGGGATTTTAATCCTAACTCACGCAATGCAGGTTTTCAAGCTGCAGACTCAACATTTGGATATTAGTTAAATGGCAGAAGACGATATTGTAAACGGACAAGGTGAACTGTTTGAAACAGATGATGTAGCTGTTATTCAAGACGGTGATGACTTGGATGTGCCTAGCGTAGTGTCTTACGTGGAGTCACGCTTTAGTCGTGCAGAAGATGCAAGGTACGTAGATGAAAACAGATGGCTTCGTGCTTACCGTAACTACAGAGGTATATATGGAAGTGATGTACAGTTTACTGAGACTGAGAAATCTAGGGTTTTTGTCAAGGTTACTAAGACTAAGACGTTGGCGGCTTACGGTCAAATCGTAGACGTACTCTTTGGTAGCTCACGGTTCCCACTTACAGTAAACCCTACGACTTTACCTGAGGGTGTAGCTGAGTCTATGCACATCAGTATAAACCCACAGACTGAACAAGCTATGGACCCTTTACGTGGGGCTTTTGAAGAAGAACCTAAAGTAAAGTTTTTGTTTGACCCTGATGAGAAGCTAAAACCAGGCGAGACAATGTATGACCGCATGAAACGTATGGGTCCACTGCAGAAGAAACTTGAGGCTGTAGGTGATAAAGTTATTGAAGGTCCAGGTACTACACAAGATACAGTTACCTTCCATCCTGCTATGGTTGCAGCTAAGAAGATGGAAAAGAAGATACATGACCAGTTAGAAGAGAGCGGAGCTAATAAACAGCTTCGCCATACTTCTTTTGAGATGGCGTTGTTTGGCACGGGTATTATGAAAGGCCCGTTTGCTATAGATAAAGAATATCCTAACTGGAACGAAGAAGGTGAATACGATCCTACGATCAAGACCGTACCCTCTACAAGTCATGTGTCTGTGTGGAACTTTTATCCTGACCCTGATGCGTACAATATGGATGAAGCAGAGTACGTCATTGAGCGTCACCGTATGACACGTTCTCAGATGCGTGGCTTAAAGTCACGTCCTTTCTTCAGGAAGGATTCTATTGATAAAGCTATCCAGACAGGTGAGTCTTACGATAAGAAGTATTGGGAACAGGACATGGAAGATGACAGTGTGACAAACACTGCACCTGAACGTTACGAAGTACTAGAGTTTTGGGGTTATGTAGATACAGAAATCTTAGAAGATAACGGTGTGCGTATTCCTCGTGAGTTAAAAAACTCAGAACAGCTAAGCGTTAATGTATGGATCTGTAACGGAGAAGTCCTACGTTTAGTGTTAAACCCATTCAAACCTGCACGTATTCCTTACTACGCTGTGCCTTACGAGCTTAACCCGTACAGCTTCTTTGGTGTAGGTATCGCTGAAAACATGGATGATACGCAAACTTTGATGAATGGCTTTATGCGTATGGCTATTGACAACGCTGCACTGTCAGGTAACCTTATCATTGAAGTAGATGAGACTAACCTAGTACCAGGTCAAGATCTATCTGTGTATCCAGGTAAGGTGTTTAGACGTCAAGGTGGAGCACCAGGGCAAGGTATCTTTGGCACTAAGTTCCCTAACGTAGCTAATGAGAATATGCAACTATTTGATAAAGCGAGGGTATTAGCTGATGAGAGTACAGGTTTCCCATCGTTTGCACACGGGCAGACAGGTGTTTCAGGAGTGGGAAGGACTGCTTCTGGGATTAGTATGCTTATGTCTGCAGCTAACGGCTCTATACGAAATGTTGTAAAGAACGTTGATGACTATCTTATTGGTCCTCTTGGTAAAGCGTTCTTTGCGTTTAATATGCAGTTTGACTTCGACAAAGAAATAAAAGGTGATCTAGAAGTTAAGGCATCAGGTACAGAGAGCTTGATGGCTAACGAAGTACGTTCACAACGTTTGATGCAGTTCATGGGTGTAGCTTCTAACCCAGCGCTTATGCCGTTTGTTAAGAGTGACTATATCATACGTGAGATTGCTAAGAGCATGGACCTTGATCCTGACAAGGTGACTAACTCTTTGGGTGACGCAGCTATACAAGCTGAGATACTCAAGAAGTTTACTACACCACCTGAACCCCCAGCAGGTGCAGTACAAGGTCCACCTCCACCACCTTCACCTGGAGCAGCACCAGAGCAAGCAGGAGTTGGCGTAGCTGACACTACAGGCGCTGGGGGTGGTAACATAGGTACAGGTACAGTGCCTACCCCAGGTGAGCAAGGATTTACTGGTACATGACAATAAAGAAGCTAGTAAACGATAAGCCTCTGTGGGATAGCTTTCTAGAGGTAATCAATAATAAGATTGCAGTAGCGCAACGTAAGTTAGAGCAAGAGACAACTATGGAAGGTATGTACCGTGCTCAAGGTGAGATTGCTGCACTACGAAGATTAACTTATTTACGGGATGAGATGAATGCCTGAAAGAGATTATGGTTTAGGTGGGCGTGAAGCCCGTGAAGCTTACGATTCAGCAAAAGCTTACGCAGAATCACAGGCTGCTGCTGGAAGAGATGATCCACCACCCACTAGACCAAGAGCTAGGCCTGAAAGTAAAGATATAAGTGAATCTCCTACTATATCTATTGTAGATTCAGATACAGATGAGACAGTAGCTAATTGGGATGTAGGTAGCGGTGATGTTACTTTTTCAGGTGACAGTTCATTAAGTGAAACAGCACAACAAAGAAAAAAATCTAAATCTGGTTTATCTATTTCAGAACCTAAAATAAATATTGGTCCTTTAGAAATAAAAGAAAGAGATGCAAAGCTAGATGTCTCTATGGATTGGTCTAACGTTTTTGATAACCTACTAAAAGACGCAATGCCAAAAGGTGTAAACTTAGATAGATTTAAAACATCTTGGGATGGTGAAACAATAAAGCTACTTGACGTAGGTATGAGCTTTGCAGAGGGTGGTAAAGTGAGTGATGAAGCACAACTAGAAATGGATCTCATTATGAACGAGCAGGTAGACCCTGTAAGTGGTAACACCGCCCCTATAGGTGCTAAACCTGAAGAGGTTCGTGATGATGTAGAGATTAGAGTTAGTCCGGGTGAGTTTGTAGTAAATGCACAGACGGTAAGATACTTTGGAGAGGATTTTTTTGATGAGCTACAAAAAGCTGCAGCAGAAGGTTTTGAACGTATTAAGGAAGGTGAAGAGCTACCTTTCAGAGATGATGAACTCGATATTGAAGATGATGAGATTGAAGAAGTAGAACCAGAAGGTTTTGCTTACGGTGGACGTGTTAAAGGTTACGCTGAAGGGGATATGGTAGTACCTCAACCTGTTGGTGGTGGCTATGGTGGCTACGGTGGTACGGGTGCTATGTTTACAGGTTACCAAAGTAAAACATTTATAAATGACGAGACAGGTCAAAAGATAGTTATATTCTTCTTTAATGGTAGACCTTTAAGTAGGATACCTGCTGGTTTCCGTGAAATGGGTGAAACACCTGCAGAAGAACAGAAAACAACTGCACAGAAAGTAGATAGTGGTTCAAAAGATAAACCTCTTTATGAAGAGATACCGGAACAAATAGGAGAATCTTGGAGAACTAAGAGTGTCGATGAGTGGGAGCCTGAAGATTTTGAGGATTATAGCTATTACTTATCTAATGAGGTTAAAAAGGGTAAAGATCCTTTAGAAATATCAACTGTAGAAAAAGGCATAATAGGCTTAGTAGGTTCTACTTTAGGCGGTCCTATTGGAGGTGCTGCTTTAGTTAGACTTGCAGAACAACAAAAAATAAAACAAGCAGAAAAAGTATTTAATAAAACCTCTAGTATTATAGGTGACTATACTCCTCTTGGTGCAGGATTAGGCGTTGAATATGCCGCAGGAGATTTAGCCGCAAGAGCAGCAGGTCTAGCTAATGAGGCTACAAGTTATGCTCTAGGTGTTAACTCTTACAGAAAAGAGCAAGATAAAGACAGAGGCTTTTTTGATTTTACCCCTAAAGAGTCCTACTCAGATACAGTTAAAAAACTATTAACTGCAGCACGTTCTGATGTGGGCAGTATTAAAAATAATCCTCTTGCATATGTTGATCCTTACAGCGATCTATACGGAGAAATGTTTGAAGCTTACGAAATAGCAGCAGGTTTAGATTATGCTAAAGCTAGAGAAGATAGGCTTGGTGTAGCAAGTGCCAGCTTGAAAGACAAAACAAGATCAGCTACACCAGAAGCTATAGCTAAATATACAGACCCTGATACAGGCAAAGAAGCTACAGTCACTGGTACTAAATTTACTGAAATGCTTGGAGGTTTAAAAGCTGGTGAAACTAGATCTAAAGCAGATGTAGAGACAGAAAACTTAGCACGATCAGCAGGAGTTAGTGTAGATACATACAAAGGTATGTCAGCTTACGAAAGATCTGAAGCTTTAGGCGGCGGCGGTGGTGCTGCAGATGATAGAGAGAGACAAGCTTTTCAAAATAAACAACAAAAACTAATTGCCTCAGGAGGAGATGTAGAAACTGCCTTTGCTGCAGAAATAGCAGGAGTAGATAGAAAAGAAAGACGTGATTTTATAAACAACTTAAAAGAAGATTATTTAAGAGCTACAGGACAACTGAAAGATTAGTTTTTTAACTAAGACTAAATTTACAACGATAAGGCTACCCAGCTACGGCTGGCCCCATATAAGAAAGGATATAGTATGCCTGAACTAGCAGAAGTAGAAACCCCAAAGACAGCAGGTTTCGTAAACCCAAAGAAACCTACTCCTCTAGAAGAAAAGATTAAACGAGAGGAAGAAGAACTACAAGCTTTAATGAAAGCTAGAACTGAAGAGATCGAAGAAAAAGCAGAAGAGCAAGAAGCTAAACCTGCAAAAGAACCTGAAGAAGAAGAACTCTCAGGTGAAGAACGTACCTACAAGAAACGCTACAGTGATCTACGTAATCATTTAAACAAGCAAGCAGAAGAACTAAAACAACTTAAAGCTCAGCTTGAAACAGTACAAAAGACAGGCAAGGTACGTGCTCCTACTTCAGACGAAAGCATTGAAGCTTGGGCAGCTAAGTATCCTGAGATTGCTGGCATAGTTGAAACTATCGCTGAAAAGAAAGCGCAAGAAAAGTTTAGCTATGCAGATGAGCGTTTAAAAGAGATTGACAAGATCAACGAGAAAGCCCAGCGCACAAAAGCTGAGAATGAGATCCGTGCTATGCACAGCGACTTCGATGATCTACGTGCAAGTGATGACTTCCACGATTGGGCTGGTGAACAACCTAAGTGGGTACAAGACGCACTATATGAAAACCAAGATGATCCACAATCAGTGATTCGTGTGATTGACCTATATAAGGTTGACAAAGGTATGGACACTAAGGGTCAACGAAAGAATACTAGAGATGCAGCATCTGCTGTTAAAACAAAACGTACCTCA